GTTCTACAGGATCAGTTGTCTTTTGAACGTCATAAGTTTCTTGCGACTGGGTACGACTGGTAGCCCATTCGGTATTGTCAATAGCCCTAAGCAGGGTGTCTGAATCCCACTGGTTAACAAAGGCATCGTTGAAAATGGATTGAAGTTCAGGGATGTTATATAGGTTTGCTGTCGAACCATATATTTTTTTTGATTCCTCAAAAACTTTTCCAGATAAAACCATTTCGGTTCTTTTGGCTTTGCCTCTATAGTTTTGAACGGCAGCTAAACGAGCAGCGGCTTTAGTGCCTTTGGGTTCAAGTTTCCCGTTGTCGGTTAGATACGCCCTAACAGATGTGTACTTGGTACCAAGTCTTTTGTTTGTTTCGGCAAGGAAAGCTTTGTCTTGTGCGGTAGCCATTAGAGGTTGTACTTCTTTTCAATCGCTGTTAGGTATGACCCAAACTGTCGGGCATTGGTATCTTCGGGAAACATTTCTTCTAGTTTGTTTTGTGTGAATGTTTCTACTTGTGGGGCTTGAACAACTTCGGCTCCAGAGGCTTGTCCTGCGGTTCTTTCAAGGTCACGGTATAAACCAGAGAGTCTGTTGAGATCGCCTTCCCCTAGTTTGCGACCAAGGGTTTGTTGAGAAACTTTGTTCATTATTGCTCGAACATCTGCGTCATTGGATACACGGTATTGGTTTAGTTGACCCCCACGGACAGATGCTCCGCCTGAAGCAAGACGGGTGATGGTTGTATAAAAATCTTCTCCGTAACCATTTGCTGTAGAGAGAAGGCTTTTATATGCTGAGGTCGTTTTGGAGTCAACCACTCCAGGTGAATACCCTTTCCCAAGTTTTCCTACATTGTACATAGCGTTTTGTAAGCTAGACAATGACTCAACCGACAAACTGTATAGTGCGTCTTCATCGCCTGCAAAGTATTTAGGTTCAGACAACTCGCCCGTTGCTGGTGACTTGTACTTGTATCCTTCGTATTTAACAAGTGCGCCTTTGCTGTTGTAGATTCGACGACCAGAAACACCCAAAGCATATTGCCCACCGTCAGAAGACAAGGTAGCTGGGTTTTTTAGAGTTGGCGCTATTGACGATGGGACATCGTTTTGAGTCGGGACAGTAGTAGTTGTCACACCAGGTCTAGGAATCGTTGGTTGTGTTGGAGGGGCAGTGGTCGTCGGTGTTGGGTTAGGTGCCATTGGGTTAGGTGCCATTGTTGATCCTTTTAATCTTCTACTTCTACAGAAATAAATTCACGAGACAAAACATTCTGCCACAAGTTCACAAACTGAGGATACTTTTCAGCAAGGCGTTCACCCTCATCCCACAAAGCCTGACGCAAAATAACGGCACCACTAATCTTGGAAGCAGATGACCAGTTATCTTCTGTTACCTGCGGAAAGTTACTGACTGTATATGCCACGTTTGCATCACGGTATTTGAAGTATTCAGTAGCTGCCTTAACAGAATCGTTATCTTGGACAGAAGGTTCAGCAATAAATTTGCGGGCTTCAATCAACTGGACACGACGGTTACGTTGAGAAGCTGTCGCTGCTGATGCCCGATCCCAGTTAGGGTAAGCCGCTTGAACCGCTTTAGTTTGTATCTTTTTCTGTTCTTTAATTTGAAGATTAGCCAAAGTACCAAACATGTCATCAGGAGAAATGCTGTCCATGACTTCCTTCATGTTTCTGTTAAACACAAAGTTGGCAATAGCTGATTCAAGGTTGATAGCAAATTGTTTAGGGTCTTTGTATTTTACATCGCCAGCAAGTTTTTGGATATTCCAAACATCAGGGTCAAGTTCACTTGATTTAGGACTGAAATAGCCAGCAACGTTTTGGTATTTGTCAACAACAGATTTGTTTTGACGATACCAATCGTAGTATTCCTTCGTCGATGAAGAACCAACAACGCTTCTGTCTGTGATGGGCTGCATGAAAGCAACAAAGTTTTCATTGCCGAACTCTTCTACAAGCATTTCAAGTTTGTCTTGGTAGTCAAGCCCGTTCTTGTCACCCATCTTGTCGATCTGATTCCAGCGTTGAGCGATTACACCAATAAGGACGTTTCCTTTTTTGCTTTTAGCTGTCCACTGGGCAATAGGGGCACCAGGTAGGAACAGCCCAGCCCAGCCAATAAGACCGTAAATTTTAGTTCCCAGTTCTTTACCGTCGGCTTCCCATTGCGCACGGGAATCATAACCAGTAGGACCTTGTTGTCCAGGTGTTACAGGATCGTAGTCTTTTGTTGCTGAAGCAACTTGCAAAGCACGAATAACAGATTGTGCTGCTTTTTGTCTGTCTTCTACTTTAGAGAATAGTTCAAGACCGTTCGATCCAAGGATTCTCATTACCTGATCTGAAGCACCAGGTAAAACAAACTGTGCAATATCTGGGCTGGATAAATCTGGGATTCCGAAAGGGGCAATAAGGTCACGTATCTTGTCAAAATCTGAAGAGTCTGGAAGCATTTTGATTAACGGAAATGAAACCACTGGACCAATACCAGGGTATGCGGTTGTAATCATAGAAAGACCACTGAGACTGTTGCCTACTCTAAAGTCAAGACCGTTCTTGCGCCATTCTTTTAGGAACCCACCGCCAACACTAACGGCGTACATTTCTTCACCTGATACTGGGTCTTTGTAAAGGAATGAATCTTTCTTTCCGTCACCGTCAATGTCTGTACCAAAGAAAGTGTTTTGGCGTAGCTCACCCATAACTTGATCTGCACGGTGAATGACTTTAGGGTTGGTCGCTAACTTTGCAGCTGAACCTGTCAACTCAACAAAGGCATCGAAGAAAGGAAAAATCTTTCTGTGTGACGCACCAAATTTTGTTTTGCGAGAAGCGTCAAAATAAGTATCTTTTGTGAAACGTGTAGCGAATAGCTCACCAAGAAGGTTTACATCTTCGACAGTCATTTCACCTTGGGCTGATGCAGCTGCTTCAATAATGTCGTCTTTTAATGATTGCAGTATGTCTGTTTTCTTTACGGTTTCTACAAGAAGGTCTGCTTGTGCTTTGTCCATTACTGGCACTAATTCAATTATACGTTGCCATTTGGCTTGGTTCCATGTTGGGACACGGGCAAGCTTGTCTGATGCTGCACCATATACACCGTCCCACGCAAAAGAAAGAAGTGCGTCATATCTGTTGCTAATTCTTGTTCGTGCATTTCTAGTGTCATTTGCACTATCAAAGACAGAAGGAAAATAATTTATACGTGCTGGAGCAAGATCACTTTCTGAATACATCTTTTTGATGTAACTTTTAAGAAGATTGTTTGGTTTGAAATCAAGATTTTTATCTCCTGTGTAGGCTGAAAAACCTCTACGACCTGATAGTTCTTCTCCGTCAAATTTGTTTTTTGCTATTGCTTCAAGGATTGAATCGTCGTCCATTGCATATAACTGGATGTCGTCGATATTTGTTTTAACAAAATTTCTTACGCCGTCAAAGTCCCAAATATAGTTAGGATCGATTCTTCCTTGGTTTTTAATGTATTCAGCAAGAACTGGTTTAAGATCTCCTGTGTGGAATCGTGTTGTGATTTCATCAATAGATTTTCCATCTATTAAATCTTGGGCTATTTTTCTTATGTAACCGTTTGATGCCCGTTCAGCAATGCGTTGTGCAAATGCTGTAGCCCAAAGTTCTGGGTTAACTAACCGTTCAACCGATTGGACATGACCTCTAGACACAGCCCCGCTTACAGCCGCTGGGTTTTGCATTAAATCATATGCCTTGTTTGATTGACCACGCAAAATAGCATCGTCCATGCCAGGTAGTTCATCTACGATTCTTGCGTCAAATACAACTAGACCTTCTTCTAATGAACTAATTTTGTTTATTTGTGAAGCAATAACATCATCAACAGGAAGATTATAAAGAGTTGTTGTGCCAGCATCTTTTAAGTTTTCAAACTTACGAAGAAGACGGTTTGCTTCAGCAAGTTCGGCTTCCATTTTAGAAGCTTTACGTGCGGTTCTAATGACACGACCCATTGCGTCAATGTTGTTTGTATCGCTAAACAACTGCATGAAGTATTGGTAGTGGTGGTCAAAAATACCTGAAAATGACAAACGGGCAAGTTCTTCTGGAAGGGTTTTAATTAGATACTTTGGTCTAATAAGAACATTAGCCTTCCAGACTCTTGACATTGACCAGTCAACAAGATCACCAGTTGCTTCAACGAGTGCCATTGGAGTATTAACAAGTTTGTTTGGTTTGGTTTCTAAAATAATTTTTTCACCTGTAACGGGATCAATTGTTTCTTCTACTATTGTGCGTCTAGCTTTTTCAAGTCGTGAACGTACAGGTCCCAATCTGTCTGCAATCTGTCGAAGGTCAACAGGGTCAATAAGAATAGGGTTAACTTTTAATTGCTGGCTAATAAGAAGTGGACCATAACCGCCTCTAGATCCACCAATAAGCCAAGGTAAAGGTACTGATGAACCAGCACTATCTGTTACATATCCAGAAACAGTTGCTTCAAATTTTCTTTTCCAAGAAGCAATGCGGCTAATTTCATCGTCGGTGTAATCCCATTTTTTTAGTTGGTCTTTGATAACAACATCTTCAAATTTGTTTAGCCATTCAAAAATTACCGTATCATCGGATTGGTCAAATGCTTCAAACATTTCTGTCATTAAACGGTTACGTAAAGGAAGTGGTACTTCAAGAACACCCATAACACTGTCAGCGTTTTTGGCGGCAGTCAAAGGATTATTTAATGGAAAATCTGTTGACTCTGGAAGAGTGTCGGCAAAAGGGCGATACCTTGATACGTTTCCTTTGATAGCTACACCAGTTTTGGTGACAACAGGGCGAGGGTCAATTCCAGGCATTGTGCGCATATGGGTCATCGGATCGGCTGAATATACAGCATCATCAAAAACTGCTATTACTTCATCAAGAGTATTAGCTTTTTGAAGTTTTACTGCTGTACCTGGGGGAATTGCTCCTCCAGATCTGCGCCAAATTTCTGCTGCTGTTCCAGACTCAGGACCAGCAAACGATTCAGCCCACTTCTTTCCCTTGGGTGTTAATTTGAAAGCTTCCCAGTTATTTGGGTTTACAGTGCGTCGACCATTATTGATTCCACCAGCTTCATCAAGAACTAAACGTCCTTCTTCTACTGCTGCTTCAAGAACTTTCTTTGATTCTTTTGACAGAGTGGTGGTAACTTTTGCTCGTTTGCCAGCTCTGGCTCCAGCGGATATTGGTATGTCGCCAAGTTTTCCAAGATCTAATAATGCACCAGCAGGTACGATATTTACTGGGTCGGCAACCAATGTGTATGTAGCATCTACTGCGCCAGAAATAATATTCCATGCTGTTCCGCCTGGTTCGATAAGACCCATATCTGCAAGTGGTGCAGCAAAGGCTCTACCTACAGTAAATGTATGTCCATAAATTTGTGGTTGTGTTTCAACTTTTCCTTCTGCGACATCTTGTTGGGTGCGACCTTCAACAAAGAATCCGCTTCCAATATCAAGTTTGTCTCCACCTGGTAGAGCGTCAGCAATTACTTGACCAGCTGTTGTGTTTGTAACAATACCTTTAAGTTGGTCTAGATATGAAGATTGATTTTTTTTGAATCCAGGACCACGATCATTTTTCATTAATGGGGCATACAACTCTGGGTTGTTATACAGAAAAGCTAAGGAGTTTGTTAAAGCCTGAATAGGAAAATCAATTCCAGCTGATACTGTTCTTGTCCCTACTTTTGTTCCCAAAACAACAGGGGCTGCTATTTTTCCAAGTTCTTCACGAACTGGATCAGGTATAGTTTCTACCGCCGATTCGCCTCTTGAATAAATAAATTGCAGAGCCGTATCTTTGATGTCATCAATAAAATCAAAAGGATTTTTCCAACCCATTACTGGTTATCCATCATTGATTTTGTTAATCCTTTAAGACGACGATTAGCAGTTACACGATCAGATGGAGACATTCCTGCGTCAGCCATTTTTTCAGCTGCAATAGTGGCGGCATCTTGGACTAAATAGTTTGCACCGTTAAGAATCAAAGCAGCAGTGATTTGTGGGTGTAGCCAATTAAAATTACTAGCTGCATCAATTAGTTCTTGTGCAGTGTTTTGGCTGTAAATAGATTTGTATGTGTTGATACGTTCTGCTCGTTGTGTTTCCCATGTTTGAACATCTTCAAGGTTCAACGGGAGATCTTTAGTTATGAAAGCCATTAAGACCTTTCAAGTTCGGCAAGAAACATCAGTAAGACTGGAGATGGATAAGAGTCTGCAATAGCTCGTACTCGTTCAACCATGTCTTGTTTTGAACCTATGGCTGGAACTGTTGGTCGTGCGCCTAATGCTTCAGGTCCAGGTCCAGGTCCTACCATTGATCCAAGTGTTGCTAGTTCATCAGGGCGTTCAGTTGTGCGGTTAAGTTGACCGAGTGAACCTGGTTGTACTGGTGGTGCTTGTGGAATAGCGTTAGATGTTGGTGATGGTGCCATCGGTACAGCGGCTTGTGCAGCCATTTGTTTTCCTGCTTCACCGTATGTTTGTCCTGTTGCAGCCATCTTGGGTACTTTGCCCCCTCGAAGATCTGAACGATTTGGATAATCCTTAGCCATTGTTATGCCCCTCCAAGACTATTAGCAAGTGCCATTACTCCACCTGGTGATTGTGGCTGTGCTGATGCTCCAGCTCCACCACCTAGTTGACCTAGTAATGATTCTAGCGAAGGTGGACCGCCAGCACCAGGCGGAGGTCCTGCTGGTTGTTCAGCACCCATTCCTGGCATAGCCAATCCTGGCATTGTTTCAGGCGAACCTGCTGGTGCTTGTTCTGCTTGTCGTGCTTGCGCACGTTTCTGTGCAGCCATGATTGCTTCAGGAAGTGGCATCTTGTTAGAACCAACTTGTTCTGCAATGTATGCAAGGTCGTCTGGTTGGTATGGACCGTTAGGATCTGCTGCTTGTGCCTGAATAGAAGACAACAATGCAGCTTCAATTCCTTCAGCCACGATGCGGTCCTTTTCCATCTCTGGATCTGCAATAAGAGGATCGGCTTCACGGGCTGATTCTTTAGACATAAGCCCTGTACCAAGACGTTGACCAAGACCCACGATAAGGCTGTTCACATCTGAACCTGCTGCGGAGTATGAAACATAATGGAAGTCTGTTTCCCATAGTTTGTTTGGTGTGTAGTCTTTGATGCCACCACCCATTCCTGATATGAAGAATGATTTGGCGTTATTACCCCAATAGGCTTTTTCGATTCCGATAGCAATCTTGTCTTCTTCAACCATTGACGAAGCAAACAAATCTTGGGCTTCTTGTACACGGAAGTCAACTGTGGCTGCAAGGATGTTTTCGCCACGGCGACCAGTACGAATGTTAGTGCCTGATTCTCCACCGAACTCTGCTGGGATAGAACCTTCGAGGCGTTCTTGGCGTTCAAGACGGTCAAGAGCTACGTCTGTTTTGTATCCAGGTGAGATGTTTTGTACCTGAATATCTCCACCCTTAACAACACCAAGTTGCCCTGTTTTACCGTCTGCAACCTGGATAATCTCTGGGTTTTCGCCTGGGCGAGCAATAAGGTATTCGTCAGGGAAGATGCCACGCTCGATAGCAATTTCGGTGAGGGCTTGCAATCTTGCACGGGTGTAGTACATACCCATCAGACCGTCAAATTGTCCGTGTGGCTTATCAAGGGTGATGCGTTGTGGCACCACTACAAGTGGCATACCTGTTTTGTTGCTGATTCGTTCTAGTTCAACAACGTGGGAACCCATGAATGGTGCGCCCGATTCCATTGCCATCCCTTTTTCAGACCCGATAACACAGGTAACTACTTCGTTGTCGCAGACATATTCAAGGATTTTGAACATTGTGTCCCACGATGGGTTGCCTACACGAAGGATTCCGTTTACTTTGTCGCCGTAGTTTTGGGTTAGCCAACGGTATGTTCGAGCGTATGTGAAGATGCAGTTATCTGGGACTGGGTTGTCAAGATCTACAGATGGTGCAGGGAAGGTATCAAGTGGGTTGCGTAGCTGCCATTCAGGGATGCGCTTATCAAAGTTAGGTTTAATAAAAATAGGAGAGTTGCTGTATGCAAGTAAGTGTCTGGCACGGCGGCGCATCTTCATATTCATGCGGTTCTGATCCCAGATGGCAAGCATAGCTCGCTTACGGTCACGAGCAAGTTGCATAGAGCGATCTTGTCCTTCACGTAATGCAGGGAAATAAGGCGATGGCATGGTAGATGCAACACGCATAGACATCTGATCTAGACCTTGAACTAGCAGGTTAGCTACAGAAGAACGAGCTGAACGGTCAAGTTCATTGAGGGGGACAACAACATCACCGTTAGCTAGGCGACGGACCTCACGCATTTGATTGAGAATCGGACCTTGCGCTTCAAGACGCTCTCTGTATAGATCAACGATTTCTTCAACTGATTTCATGCGTCACCTTTGGTTACAAACAATGCAACGATAACACATCATAGCCATTTTGGTCGCCACTGCCTTGGTGGAGCCTTGGCTTGTGTGAGGTTTGGCAGGTTCAAAATTGCCATCCATAATGCCATAACAATATCTGTTCCGTTCTTTTTATCTCTAGCCCATTTAGTTAACTCATCGGTTGCTGCCAGGGTTTTCCAGTTACCACTCATCGAAGGCAAACGAAGTGCGCCTGACCTGATAACTGCTGGCAGTAAAGCTTCAACACCTAGCGATTCATCCAGCTTGTTTCGGCTAGTGGTATGTGGTATCACATTGACTCGGTGCAAAGCCTGCCATTTGCGTACAAAGTCGTGAGCTAGAAGGAACCGTTGGGCTGCGTTGATCTCAACCACCCAGTGTGAGATGGGATAACCCATTTCATAGGATCGTTCTTGCATCCTGTCCATCAAACCTGAGTATTCACCAGTCATAGTGTCATAACCAAGGACTTCTTCAGCGGATAATTTGACACGCTCGATATCCACTACGTGATAAAGGTTGGTGTTTGGCTGGTAAATAATCCAAACAAACGCCCAAAACATAGTCGGGGACGGGTCTACAGCAACAATACTGATCCACGGGTGGGCTAAACCTTCGGGAATATAACCTGGTTGGCGGTGGTTATCTATACACCCTTGGTAATCCACCCCATCTGGTCCTATGCCACCAGTAATCCAGGTGCGATGTACAAGTTTCGTGTCAAGATCCAGGTCTTCTTGCTGATATACAACTTTGAACACGTCTGGTTTGTTGTATCTAATAAAAGATAGGTCTTTCCACGGTAGACGCTTCGGGTCTAGCAGTGGACCGTCAGGATACGGCAGCGATTTGAAAGACCGTGACTCTTTACCTGTGTCTAGTTCTTCGTAATATGCCCTATAGATAATGTGGCGGTACTTTAATTGTTTAGCGGGTTGCCCAGCTTGAACATCTTCAGGTGTTTCAACATCCGACCCGTCATATTGGAGATCTTCTTCAATGTCGTACGTTTCTTTAGCGAGACAGTGGGCGTAGAGGTCGCCTGATCCGAGTCTCTGTCCAACAACAGCCAGTAAACCACCTGGGTCGCAACGTGCTTCTGCGACTCCATCCCACCGTTCAAGTAATTTATCCCTTGCGACTGATTCACGGGCGTTGTCTGGTGAGGCAACGTCGTCGAAGAGGCATAGGTCGGCTCGGTGTCCAATGAATTCTGCTTCAATTCCGTAGGCACGTACAGTTGGCTCTTTGTTGTCCAACCCGTTTCCGTCAAGTTGCTCGACGACAAATTCTTCTGCCCGCCATAAGGCACCTTTGTCCACTGGTTTGAATCGTCCATAGTCAATTGTTAAACATCCTTCTGCATCTATTGCTAACCCCTTTTGAACCATCATCGGATCGGGAAGAATTGGGGAAACCCTTTCGAGCGTTTCACGAATACGACGGGAATACATCTTTGCCATGTTCTGTGAGACTGATCCGATCATTACACGGATGCGACGGTTGCGTACTATCGCCCACACAGCTACATCGTGGAACAAAGTGGATTTTCCTGCACCTGGTGGGACGTTAAGAACTACAAATTCTTTTTCTTCGGACTCCAACAGGTTCACTAAGGTGATAGCTGCTTCTACTTGCCACGGTGAAGGGACACGCCCTAGATATCTGCGCCTGAAGTAATCAAAATCTTCTAACCCTCGAAGGGCTTCCTCACACAACATATCGTGCGGGATGGCAGATGGCAAGTCAATGGTGTCCATGAAATCCATGTGCGCACGTTCTTGGCGACCACCGTTACCTGCACCAGTGTTAGCTCGATGGTTTGCTTCTTTACGGTTCGCTTCTAGCTCTTTGGCTCGTTTCAACCAGCGGGAACCCGTATTTACGTGTACCCCTGTCTCGGCACAGGCATCTTTAATGTTTCGTCCTGAAGCTATTAAAGCGAAGAACTTGGCTTTGTCCTGAATTGGGACAGCTCTTTTTGTTCCCATACTGGGTTTATTCTACCACTTAACTTTGTTAGCCCAGTAAGCGGCAGACATTTTTCCTTTAGCAATGTTAGAAGCATGACGATCCTTAAACGCTTTGTTACGTGCAGACCCGTCAGGTGAACCCGACACACCCTGTTGACCAAACCGTATTGTTTTTACTTGGTCGCCTACTTTGGCTACAACCACGTGAGATTTAGTCGGATGCTTAGGGGTTGCCTTTGGTTTGTTGTACCCAGATACACCTGCCCGTTTAAGACGAGAATCTTCAGGCATTACTTCTTCTTTTTAGGAGCCATCACCATTTTTTTGCCAGACTTCTTAGCCGCTGCTTTAGCGTCTTTCATTCCAGTGGCGGTGTATGGGAACTTCTTTTTTCCTACCTGTGGCATGTTACTTTCCTTTTTTCGTTCGGGATGCAGCCATGTTATCAACAAGATTCGGGTACGGACGACCAGCCTTTTTCGCCCTTGCTTTTGCTGAAGCTTTCTGTGCCGAAGACAAAGGAGTCGACTTCTTCTTCGGGTTTTCTTTTTCCCAAACAGGTTTTTGTTTCATGTTGGAAACACTAACACCATCTGCTACTATAAAACCAACTTCACAAGACCTCCACGCTGGGATAGCGTCAAGGCAGGCAAGGCTGTACATCGGTTGCATGATGCGGGGCAATTCACACCAGGGAACTGGGGTAGATGAATCCTGCAATCAGACAATACCGTTATGTAATTATTGATCCTATTGTGTAAGAGATTCAAGCAGCGTAATGAACGTCATCTCATTAAAACTTTCGGGTGTCGGCTAAACATGGCTACGGCGACCTTGGTATCACTTTGGTATCTAAACTGTGGGGGAGCTAAACCCAGACTGTCACGATCTGGTTCCGCTAAAGCGGCTACCGCCCTCGCTTCGCATCGGTTGCTTGCAAAGAAGTGACGTCACGATGTCACGATGCGGGTTCAAGTCGGTTGTTTTCTTTTTTTCTTTCTCTGCCAACATATTTAGAACAACCTCCAAGCTGGTGTACTTCTCCCCCGCCCGAAACGTACAACACTCAGGACAACCACAATCAGTAGTCAACCACCACACACAGTGAACACCCCCCACCAACCAAACCCTCCACACAACAAAAGAGTGAGAACGTAGCTTTCCAGGTACATATATATACCCCCCTATGAGCCTCGGCAGACCCCCAGTTGAGGTTTAGCCTACCGTCTGGTAGGTAGGGAGCCTTTCCTACTGTCCCCCGCTTTTTTTCGTGAGCTGATATCGGCAACGCCTAGCCCCTCCCCCTTGTGGATGTTTCACGTGAAACATAGTTGCTCTTGTTCTTTGGTGGTGCTTGCTTTTGTTAGCGGGTTGCTGTCTGTTGTTTGCAAAGGGATCTTTTTGGGGAGTCGGTGACTGTTGGGGGAATAGTCTGTGTCTGTTCGTGAAGAGTCGGTGACTGTTGGTGTGGTGGTCGGTGGTTACTTGGGGAGAGTCTTGGACTGTTGGTGTTTTTGGGGTTTAGTCGGTGACTGTTGGAAAGTTTTTTTGGATTATTTTGTGAGCCTTATTCCGTAAGGGTTTCACGGGGTGTTTTTGTTTCTTGAATGTTGTAACTAGCTTCTAAGTGTTGTACGTTTTCTATATCGAGTTACAAGGACTTGATAGAGCTTGAAGGGGCTACAACATGGCAATGAGCAAGAAAGACTACGAACTAATAGCGGGGGTGTTCTCTGAACACGTCAAGAGCTATCGGGAGCAAGGTCACACCAAAGAGATATCGGACAAGATAAACGCTATCGGCACGGTAGTTTCGGCATTAGCACGAGAACTAGAAATAGAGAACCCACGTTTCACCCATGACCGTTTCGTCACGGCTTGCGGGTTCACTCGCCTATCTTGGGTAGGTCGGTAAGTCATGGATATACAGGTACAGGTACGAAAGTACAAGGTAACAGTAGGAGACATCAACGGCAACGTCTCTGCTCTATCCACTAACCATATGGAAAGGGCAGAGAATTACGCCTCAAAAATGTTGGGGAGGGAATGGGGAGATGACCGTATGGTCACTGTCGCCACGTTCTACGAGTGGACAGGTACGGAATATAAATTCCATAGTGAGATGGAGTTCTAGACATGCAGAGCTATACGGTTCAGGTAGTAGTCGGCAACGTCTACGAGATAACAGTCAAGGCAGACACGCCAGAAAAGGCACAGGAGCTCGCTTTAGAGTTCGCCTACGACGGGGAGCTAATCGAAGCGGGGCGGGCAGTCTTAGAGATAGCTGAAAACAACTAGCCGAAAGCCCGCAAGGGCTCTGGCGGGGATAGTCTCCCGCCACTGACGATGGCAGACAAAAAAATACCGAAGGGGTACGACAAAATGATAACCAAAAAAGGGATCGAAATATCCAAAGTGCTTAGCACGGCGGGTCTTGAATGGCAGTGGGGAGACAGGGACGAAGTGCTAGACACGCTCTCGCTTATCTGTCGCCACACGAAGACATACACCCGCCTCCATGAGATTTTTGCGGGGGACGATACGCACTCTGGCGAGTGGGTCAATGCCAACTACAAGTGGCTAGAGAAGCGGGACGAACAGCTCACCGCACGTCTAGAGGCTCTGGGTCGCCAGTTAGCTATCTGGTGCAGTGCTGGCAGTCCAGTCCTAGAGCTAAAGAGTCTCTACGGCGTGACCGTAACTGTCACTGATGCCAACGGCATACCACGTACACGGGACATGGGGGAATGATGAAGCGGTACACGATTAGCAGAGACGGTGCCGAGCTGAGTCACCATGAGACATACCTAGACGCTCTCGGTCAGCTCCACCGCCTACAAGGGCAGTCAGCAGAATGGGCAATGAAGCACGAAGGCTACGCCATCGAAGTAACAAAGGAGACAGAACAGTGAGTCAATCAGGACATGAACCTAACCCACGTGGAGTGGGCTGGCGGGTGCTAGTCACCCAAAACAACGGGGAACAGTGGAGTCGGGTGTTCTCTTGTAGAGAGTTCTCAATCGGAGCCGACCATTATGCACGTGTAGTTCACGAGCTAAAGGGCTGGAAAACAGAAGTCATAAAGGAGACAAAAAAGTGAGCGAAGTAACTAGCATCACGTGTCCAGAGTGCCACGCCGAGATCGGTGAATGGTGTTTCGACATGGAAGCAAAATATAGCTTTCCGCCGTATCAGTACGGCAAAGTAGTTAGGGCTGGCGTACTGCTGGCACATCCCGCAAGGCGTAGAGCTACGACTCAGGAGGTGACACGGTGACAAGTGTTGAAGCATACTTTTCGAGCATGATGTACACGAGTGGACACGTTCACTTGGTAACGGATCAGAACGGCGACACGGTGGACATAGTGACATTCTGCTCCGATACTTGTCACCAAAGGTGGACAGAGAACACTGGCAACGTGTATGAGGGCTGGTACGGGTGTCAAGAGATGCCTAGCCCCGCCACTTGTGCCTCTTGTGAAACGGTGTGGAAATAATTATGGCTACTCCGTACGATCCAGAACTGGACAACATTGAAGAGTCTGAATACGTCATCAACGCCCCAGAGATTAGAGGTCTTTATTTTGTGAGCAAAGGGGGTGACGGTATGTGGTACGTAACAAAACAATCGAACTTTTATACCTTCAATCCCGAACAAGATGAGATAGATATGAACTTTGGTAGTTCTGACGAAGCTATTCAATGGGTGAAGAAGACAAGGTGCCTATAAAAATTAGTTGTAGTGTGCAATCATTCTAAGCCTTGTGGGGTAAGGGAAAAATAATCCTTGACACCACACTTGAATTGTAGTACGCTTGATATATCGAGCTGAGGAGCTTGAACAAAAGAAAGGGAAAATATGAAGACATCAACAAAGAAAAAATGTGAAGCATACGCTGCACAACATTTCATAACGATAACTGTACGTCGCTTCAGTGGCGTTTGGTATTCAGTGGACTTACCAGAGGGTCTAATCACCGAGAGTGGTAACACTGGTAAAGGCGGTGAAGTCGATGATTGGGAAGACGTGAGCATGGCTGAAATCTGGGGTGCCATCATGGATGACATGAAGACGCTGGTATGGGAAAAATGGATAGTCAATCCTGACTGCAATCTGGAGGTGGCATCGTGAAGAAGTCACTAGAGCAACAGCTCATAGACCAGTGTGCCGAGCTGAAGATCGAGCTGGACATAAGCGAAGATCGAATATGGGTGGACGCTCCGCCTCATCACCAGTTCGGGACGAACGCCACCGAGTATGAGCATTGCATAATTCCCAACAGAGGAGACTGGGAATTCGACAACAGAAAGAACAGCAAGAAGTACAACTACAACACGAACCGTAACGAGTCAATCAAAATAATACTGGAAGCGGTCAGCACGTTGATGCTCATGGGTGACGACGAAGAGTGTGAGAACGAAGACTGTGAGAAGTGCTACGAGCAAGAAGAAGAATGATCTAACAACGTGGTGGTCACGCCAGCAGAAGGTGACCATAATTGAGGGGAACCTAATCCCCGTGCGCAGAGATTAGCGGGTGCGCCAGCCACAATTAGAGGATGACTGGGAGTTGTTACGACAGCTCAGACAGTTAGGTTCGAGTCCTGACCATCCACCATATCGAGCCAGAACGGTGAGATAGTAGGTAATCCTTGAAGGGGGAATACACAATGAAATATCAGCAACTAAGGGACTACGCACTCCAGTGTTCACTTGAACACCACCTGTGCAATGTCGAAGACTTACTTAACGAAGGTAAGACACTCGAAGAAATCATGGCAATGGTCGAAGAGCCAGACAATACCGACGTGGTTATCTATGAGCCATACGAATACTACGAGTCGTCTTCATTGCTCGAAGCGATTGAGGATGCACGGGGCGTGAAGGTTCACGAGTTCATGGATGTCTTGACCAAAGTGAACGGCGAAGAGTGGGCAACCAGTTATAAGAAAGAAGCAGAGGCTTAGAGATGAAAACATTCAACATCGTTTTTTGTTACTCAGTACAAGAGACAGCACAAGATCAAGAGACAGCACAAGATAATGCGTGGCAAGCGTTCGCACAGTCGAACCCAACTAACTACCGTGACTTTGCTATGACCGCTGAAGAGATGGAGCCAGAAGCATGAAGACTCAGCTACTACTAACAATCGAACATGATGAAGAGTCATCAGTTGATGGACTTATCACTTACTCCATTATTCCAATGGTTCAAGACATCAACAGCGACACACCCAATAACTATTCAATCACGGTTGAACGTTTAGAAACAACAAAGTGTATTCATTGTGGACGTACAATTACCACAACGCCAACGGGCTGGGCAGATATGGAAGCTACGGGGGACGACACGATATGGAAATACACGTGTGATGAAAATGACACCTTCCCGTCAGACCATGAAGCAGAGGGAAGGGACAAGTAATGAAACGCTATTCACCTAACCACCCCGCCGTAATGTCAGCCGACATTCGTATCCGCACACAAGCGGTACGAGACAGGCTAGGACACGAACCACGACAGATGAACTACAAGGCACGGTCATTCAGTGGCATGCTGTTCTGTCTCGCTTCGTTCTACACGATGGAGTCCTCATTTCTGGTGAGCCTCATCCTCATGGGTCTGGCTGGCTGGTGCTGGATTAGCTCAGTGAACGAGTACAACAGATGAGCCTGCACCTCTCTCTGATCTGTGACAAATGCGAAGCACAATCAACCCCCCGACATGGCACCGCAACAGATGCACGGGTGGCAGAGTTCAAGAACGGATGGTTCTTCGATGGTGACGTGGATCTGTGTCCAGTTTGTTCAGGGCGTGACCCTGACTACTGGAAGACAGAACCGTTCTAGTGCGCAATGTCTTACGCCGTCTACGGTCATGGAAAATACGACGTGCCAAACCTGCACAACACCGTTGGGTAATCACACTGGGATCATTCGACTTCGGCTCGACAAATAAATACTTCAGGTATGAATGGGAAGAAGTATGGGGCTGGACATCTTCAGCTCGCTACGCACAAAAGTTCAGGTCGCCTGACCTAGCAGAAGAAGCAGCACAGTCATGCTCTCTGTACTACAAACAAACGTATAGCATAAAACAACTTTACTAACATTCTGGTACAATCAGTCTGCCCTAGTCGTCGGTTCCCCTTCCTGACGGCTAGGGCTTTACCCGTTGCTGGTAGTAGACATGTTGGTCACGTTCTTTGGGTGTCATGCCCGCCCAGAACCCGTTACGACGTCCCGTTGCCTCTTCGAATGGGAGTACAAAGTTGAGGCAGTCGTCAATGACAGGGCAGACAGCACAAAAGCTTCGTGCTTCTTTCCATACACGTCCCGTCCCGTAATCTAAAGAGGCATCAGGAAAAAATATCTCTGACGATACGCCTTTGCAGTGTGCTTTCTCGTGCCACGCATCTCTCATTTTTTTGTTGCCCGTTTCTTGGGGGTGTCACTCTGCACTGTATTTGTTGCGCCACATCGAAGGTGAATGGTTCTCTTCGACAGCTGCCTTGATCTCCAGTGTTTCGTACAGGCGTACAACATGGACACATGGGTCGTTGCCTTCTTCGAACTCTTCTTCTTCTTCTAGTGTCATGGGTATACCATCGTGGGTAGAACAGATTGGGGCACCCGCAAATCCTTGCGTGACCCCAATCTTCATCCACTCATCAAAAGATAGTGGTGTTGCCATTAGAAAAAGTCGTCAGCTGCCTGAACGGATGCACCAGGAAAGATCTGTCCTACTTGTGCCATCGTAGCGTTGGTCTGGTCTTTGAGCCAGACGTTCCAGCGTAGTGACACACCAATTTCGTCGGCAATGATCTTGATTGACTTGCCTTTGGTGCCGTCTTTTTTGGTGAACTCTTCTTGTTCTAGGCGTCCAGTGACGATCACGGTGTCCCCTTTTGACACACTGCTGGCAAAGTTTTCAGCAAGTGATCCGAAGGCGGTGATGTTGTGCCATGTCGTTTTCTTCTTGTCGTCTTTGCCGTAGGTGTCTGCTATTGAGAATGAGATGACAGCCATTTGGCTACCTGTGTATCGCATCTCTGGTTCTTGACCTATCTTGCCGTGTACGGTGATGTGGTTACTCATTGTTGTCCCCTTCCAAGGGTTGTAATGGTTTATGTTGGTTCGCAGCCTTGGCACAACGGTGTTGTGGTGGGGTTGAGAGGGTTACGTAGGTAGTCACAGCTACTTTGCAGCGTGGGCAATGCCAGTGTTGTTTCAGCGAGATGCCCTTCATGCCGTTCATGTTATAGGTGGGGTGTGTCAATGTCAAGAAGTTTTCTTGCTTTTCTACAGGCTCTACATTCTCGTGATCCGTTGGGTTTGTTGTAGGTGTTGGCTTCGTTGTATTCGTGTCCCCTTGGGCAGTGTGTTTTGTTGGCATAGAAATGTCTGCCTCGATCTACTACGTCTTTCATGTTGTCGGTCTGTGTGCCACCTTCTAGGTGGTTGGGGTTTACACAGATTCGGTTGTCGCATTTGTGGCGTACAACTGGCGGGTAGTAGTAGTTAGCTAGGAAGAATGAGAAGCGGTGAGCTGATCTGTGTTTTCCTTGTGCGTATAACTGCCCGTAACTGTCGCCTCGTAGGGAGCCTTGCCATTCCCAACATTCTTCGGGGGTGAGGATGTTTACTTTATTCCAGAAGCGTTTGCTAGTTCGGTATGTAACAGTATCCACAGGCTTATCCCCCTATGCGTGATACTTTTACCTTAGCAGTTGGCTGTTGGAATTTGCCTGATGTGGCTTTCCAGTGCGCTAGTCCTCCGTTTTTGTATAGGTAGCGAGCGACCTTTAGGTTGCAGTCAAGGATGAGAAGGGATTTTTTTGTCTGTCCCCAAGGGCGTTTGCATACTTGGGATGTGACTGTCACCCAGGTGCTATTCACTTGGAGTGCGCCGATGTCAATGGAGCCGTTGCTGTTCTCTCCTGATACTGATAGGGGGTTGCATCGTGATTCTCTCCACATGATGTATGAAAAGTATTTCACTGGTAGTCCGTGCTTGCGGAGTGCTTTTTCGTACTTAGGGCAGGTCTGTGTGGTGTCCTGTTTGGCGTGTACGGGGGACGCTGATAGTAGGGATAGGGCAATGATTGTTGTGAGGATGCGTGTGCGCATGGTTCTCCTTTGTTCAGGGGATGGGTCATTTAGGTGTCATAGTTCTCCCAACTAGGTACTGTGTAACGGATTGAAATAGTTTAGCAGTGCTACTGCAAAAGCCTTAGTGCATTGACTGGCGCATACCAGGTTTTCTCATTGAACTTCCACTCGTCACGCTTTGCTTCATGTCCATACAACCAACCGACAGCAACGTAAGGTTCACCCAACCAGTCAGGTGCTACTCGACGTGTGCGTTTTGCTAGACCACCAATGACCAGTGCGTACTTCAGTGTCTCATCATCGTGGATAGTCATGCGTAAACCATTGATTTGACCATAAGTTGCAGGGAACCCACGTGGGAACGCATAGCGAACTTCTCCGTAGCCTGGTATATCTAATGCACTCTTGAACTTATTGACGTGAGGTTCGAATTCGTTCATGCCCATCATGCGGGCAAAAGCTAGTTCACTTCCTGCACAGATCATGTGTTGTAAAGATTCCCATACGTCACCTTCGGAGTAGTTCATGTTGCGTTGTGGTTGTCCGAGCATTGGTTCTTGGCGTAACCACCCAACTCTGGCGCAGATGGCTTCTTCGGCAACGGTTAGTTGGTATGACCAGCGTGATCCGTCATTCGGTTTGTTACCAGTCACGGTAACGCTCGCCAAGTAATACACCGCAGGTGAATACTGCTGTGACCATGATTACGATTACAAAAAAATCAAGCATTAGGTACACCTTCTTGACGGTCATATTCCATGTGGGCTATACCACTGTTACCTAGTTCACGAGCCAACACTAAAGCTGTTCGCTTCCATTGGTCACGCTCGGCTTGTACTTTGGCGAAGTCTTGCTCTGCGAACTGGATACCTTTTTCTTGGAGCCATTCGTACGCATCGTCTTGGTGTATGTATTCACTCATCAGTAGCCTGCTTCCTTCAATAAAGCTGCGAAGACACGGGCAGGCATGACTGCATACCAGTCTCCGACATCCATCGTCCCTCTTTTTTTTGCGATAACAGCACCCATAGTTACTTCGGCGTTAGCCATCTCAACCTTCAATTCTTTCATCCATTCAGACAACGTAATTGTCTTGTGGTCTTTTACTTCTATTACGACTGGCGCACCCATGTTGATGTCGCCCTTGTCAAGATTCCCTGACAACGCACGACGCTCTGTGTAGATCCAGCCTTCACCTTTAAGCCATGTGACTACAGCAGTTTCAGCTGCCGTTCCTTTTTGTTTTGCTTTAGACATTGCGCCGTGCCAGTTCGTCACTAAGACGGCGACACTCTGAAGACAACATGGCGTTAGTATCTTCGAGCAACATCAGCTTTTCTGTTAAGCGATTGTTCTCTTTAACAAGAGAAGACACAGCTTCTTGCCACATCCCGCTATCCATTTCATCGCTCACTGTCGAAACATCCTTCATAGAACTTATGTCCAAAGATTTCAACAGGGTGAAGACCAAAATATAAACACCACTTGTCTGCTGTATATACGCTCAACCCAGTTTGTTTCCAACGGGCAACGGTTTTACCTGGGACATTATGTAGCTGTTCTGCGTTAGTGAGAAAGTCCACCAGTGGTGCAGCATCAAGACGAACAAGACCAGCTGCACTGATAGGGCGATACTTCTTACGGGTAGAGGACATACCGACACGACAAACTTCGCATCGGCACCCCCTCCTGCGATACATGGATGCCCCATGTTCAGTTATTTCTTTGGCGTTCATGCTGCTACTGCTTGCCTTACCAGGTCACGAAGAAGTTGGGATCGTTTAACCCCTCGTTCTTCACAAAGTTTTGCTATTTGTTTTAGCTGGGTGTCTGTTACTCGGATGCCGATAACTCTTACTGATGCTTCGGATGCGGTTGGGTCGACGGTTCTTTTGTTAGCCATCACTTGCCTTCCTGAAATGAAACAAGTTCTTTGAACGCTGACCGTAGTGCTGGTAGGTGTGATTCCATCCAGGGGTTGCCGTCGGGGATGCCAGCGTTGGCGGCTACTACTTTGGGGTCTATGCCTTTGGTTTCACAGGCGGCTGTGAACTGGTCAATTTGTGGTTGGGACAGTGGAGTTAGGGTCTTGGGTTTGGACTGCTTAGGAGCCTCCTGAGGGGCACTGGGGGCAACTGTGGGACGTGTTGCGGCAACGCTCGAAGGTGCGTGGTCGACATCTTCCCATTCCTGCTTAGTCCATAAACTGAGACAAAATCCATACCTCATTCCGCAGTTCCTAATTAGATCGGACACGAGTTCCTTTAGGAGATCGGGCTTGTTCGGTAGGCATGAACCAATACCAAGACGGCGTACACCATGCACTGTCATCCATCCAGCCATATGTGCCATGCCGTTTTCTACACGGTAGGCAGGCAGACCGTCAGCATCGAACGCTGTTGGCTCCCATGTCCATGCGCTATCCACTTCGAGAAGCATTTTTGTTACGTCGGCATGCCCCACGAAGGACAACTGCGCACCGCCTTTAGGTAGCTTCCCGACAATCTTGGGATCTGGAACCCCGTATTTAGTGAGGACTTCATCAAGCCCGATTGTTTTCTTTTCCATTATTTTTCCCCTTTCAAAAGGAAGGTACGTGTTTGTACTTCTTTGATGTATTGCTTAGCAAGGTCAGGGTGGGCAAGACGTAGTGCTTTGGAGTCAAATGATTCCCGCTTCTGTCCCTTCCACGTAGCAACCGTGACACCATTCAATATAGCGGTGTCGGCTTCACCCAACAACTCGCAAAACTCTGCTTTTAATTCATCTTCTAATTGCTTATACGACGCAAGTTCATTACGAACATGACGCAACCGTTGGATCAAGTCACCACTATCGCTAGGTAGCTCGACGGTGCGGGACACAGGACGTTGATACCTGGTCTGGATAGTTTCATATGACCACTTAACACCTGATGGTGTCATGCCCAGTTCAACACTGTTCAACCACTCGGTCACGGCTTCGATATGTTCAGCTACTTCTTCTTCAGTGATGACCTGCTCCACCAATGTGAGGCGCAAGGTGTTGTCGAAGATTGCCCACGTGACACGTTTAGCATCAGCACAAATGTATTGAGTGATGCCCTGGATACGCCAATAGTCAGGCAGAGTACCTGAATACTCACGGCTTGTGGTCTTGACTTCGAGGATGTGGCGTGTCTCTTCGTTCCATCCGTCAAGGGTGGAGATGAGATGGCATCCGTTGTCTGTGTCGTAACAGAACAGTTCCTTTGGTGTTTCAAATTCAACACCGATCCTGTCGCCAGCCCACGAGATGATGGTGTCTTCGAGGCGGTTGCCTGTCTCCATTGCCGCATTGGGGGTGATGGGGCTAGGTGCCACGCCTGATAGTTGTTCAGCTGCGTAGTGGTCTTTCTTTACGAAAGGATGCAGACCATAGATAGCTGCTGCGGCTGAGGCTGAGATGCGTCGGTTGCCTTGGGCATCCATGTAACGTTGATCTAGCCATGCTTGTGAACCATGTGGTTCTTTGTGGATACGGTAACGATTGAAAGTCATTTAACTTCCCCTTCTCTGTGTAACAGTTGTTACGTTGCACCGTACAGGAGGGGTGTGTCAAAGTCAAGAAGAAAGTAAAAGTATCTTTCTGACCATAGCTACGGGGATATAAAACAAGTTGATACCTTCACCATCGTGAATACTTTGTAGCAGTGTTATGTGGTTTTCTTTAGAGCCAGGATCACCAACAGGCACAAGGAACCCTACTGATTGCACCAGGACTTCGCCATCGTCTTCTACTTCATCAAGTGTTAGCCAGCCAGCGTCACCACCACACGCATCAGCCCAATAGATAAGAGCCATTGGATACGCAGGTGGGTCTAGCTCAATCGTCTGTAGGTTCGTCAAGTGGTTCCCCCTCGGTGCGACATTCAACACAGTAACGACCTGTTTGCGACAGCCAAATTTGTCCACAACTAGGACACATGAATAGGTTACGAAAGTTGGTCATGTTTCAATCTTAGTTGAAGATTAAGCTGCCTTGTTTTGCTTGTGTTGCAAGGCTTCTAACTGTTGTACAGCACGGAAGAATTGATCCTGTTGCGTGATAGGAACATGGATTTTAGATAGAAAATACAGGAGTGTTTCGATGGTTTCGCTTGTCATAGGACTCACGACAGTATCAGATTATCGGGGTCTAGTTACGTGGTCTTCAACTATAGTTAAACGATTCTCGATACGGTCAACAGCATCACGCAAAGAAGAACCGCCATTGTTTTTCATGTTCATTTCAACAGTGGTGATTGCGTTATCTAGTCGTTGTCCCCACCGAAAAAGAGGTCTAACAACACTACGATAGATAACACCGATAGAAACAATAGACCCAGCAATTGAAGCAAGAACACTAACTACCGTCATTTCCCATCACACCATTGCCAGTGCCAGTGTTCAAACTCAGGCGACTTCATGTTGTCCCCTTGAAGATAGAACCCAAAAGCAGGTGCGTTCTCACACATCCAATTAAAGCCCTTCTTGTCGGATGCTAAGCCAACGATGTTGCCACCCTTGCCTTCTGTTGCCAGGTCAATAGCAAGACCCCAGCCGTGGTTAGAACCCGACTTGCCTGTTGGGTCTGGTGCAGCTGATGGTGCTTTACCTTTTTTAAGAATCCATGTTTTGTTGTCAAACTTGCGGGTGACTGTCTTCGGCTTACCGAGGCGTGGGTCGTTAGGTTTGGCTACTTCATAGCGATCCATGAACATGGCGAACTGTCCGTCATAGGAACGGTAGTCACCGATATTGCGGAGATGTACACCAGCCGCCATTGCTACGTCATACATTTTGTTGAACGCTTCGGCTGCTTCTTTATACATTTTGCCGCCAGTTTTGACACGGACAAGGAGGTTCTTGTCAAGTCGACCATTGATTTGACCTTTCAAACCTGCTGGTACTACTAACTTTTTATATGGGAGTGTCTTTGACATTTTTATTCTTCTTCTATCCCAATACCAGCAGCGATGGCAAGGATGTTAATAGCGAAAGCAACTGCGCTAATGTATAGAGCCTTGTCTAGCGTGTCGCCAGACAGGGTGATAAGCATAAGTCCAGTGCTGGTCAACCATAGTGACAAGCTGATGATAGCTCCTAGATATTTACGCATAGGTTGCACTTTATCACTTTCGTTTAGTTGGGATAACCATGAGGGATGTCATAATTGTGATGGCGATTAAGGCTCGGCGGGTGCTGACGGGGACTGTGGAACCGATAGGGACGTAGGTGTCTACTGCCCCTCCGAATACGTTGACTGATGCTTCAAAGGATTCTCGAACTTCTGTTGGTGCATCTTGTACGGCTGACACCAGCTGCACTAACTCGGTATCAGATAGATCATCTAGGACTAAAGCATCGAAGACTTGGGTTGCTTCTTCAGGGGTGATGGTAGCTAATGCTTCAGGGTCGGTAGCCAGAGCCACTGCTTCTTCAGGGCTTACTACAGGAGGGACTACGATTGGTGGTGTAGTTGTGGAGGTAGTAGATGTACTTGTTGTTGTGGGTGCCAGCGTTGATGTTGTCGTGGTTGGCACGGTTGATGGAGGCACAGTTGTTTGAGGAATGGGAACAGTAGATGTGGTGGTTGTTGGCAACACTGTGGTTGTTGTGGGCGTTTCTGTTGTGGTGGTTGTAGATGTTGAAGTGGTTGTTGGGGGCAGTGTCGTGGTCGTGGTTGTGGTTGTTGTGGTGGTGGTAGACGTAGTAGAAGTCGTCGAAGTAGTCGTCGTTGGCTCCTCAGTGGTAGATGTGGTGTTGGCTGGTTGCCCATTGAAACTCAACTCGTACCGTTCGTTCCAACCAGGGCTACTACGCCAAACATCAGCCTGATAACAGCACGTACCTGCCCGCAGGCGGTACCGACCAGGCTGTACTTCTATAGAGATGTTGGATTGCAACCCGTAAAAGTCATCGTTAGTTACTAACTCAACACCTTGCTCGTTGTATAGCCACAGTTGAGGGTCAGAGTTAAACCCGTCAACCATGTACGTCCGTGCCTGGAACTGTGTTGGCTCGGTGTATTCAAACCAGTAATCAGTGATCCCAGTGATAATTGGATTTTCTGCACTAGCACTAGATGCCAGAAACAGAATGGAAAGTACAACCCCTACAAGGGCGTAACGGCTACCCCTTTTTGCCGAAGGCTGCTGCAACTTCTTCTTTAGTAAGGGTGCCGTCTTCAGACCATGAACGAAGCAACGCTTCAGTTACTTTACCTGCGGCTACAACACCTGCGATAGCTGCCGACTTCCAGAGTTCAACACCAAAGATTGCGCCACCTGCTACAGCTGCGAGTGCGGATGATCCGAATACCCCAAAGATTCGAAGAACGAGTGTTTGTAGTTTTATCATGGGTTTTCCTTTGGTATCCATCGGCAGGTTTGTTCGTCAAAGTCTACATCATCCCGATTACATGGGGCTATGAAGGCATCCCGTTGTGGGTCGTAGGTGAACCCTGGACCTGCGTAGTTTTTGCGGAAGGTGCCGTTGTATGAGGTTTGTAGGTAGGTTCCTTCACCGAACTGTTGACAAAAGGCTTGACCTATGGCTTCGGATTCGTTGCCGTTGGCATCCATGATGTCGTCGTTTCCGATGACGATGACTCTGATGACTGTGTTGTTTTCTAGTTGTGCAAAATGTGCCATGTTTACGGTCCGTAGTATCTGAATTGTGCGTAGCCTGAACCACCAGGAAGTCCACCAAATCCCCAGTCAATTCCTGCTCCGCCTTGTCCTGTGTTTGCTGGTCCAGCCGTTGTCGGAGTTCCATCGGTAGTATCACCATCACCGCCACCGCCGCCACCGTATCCGCTAACTCCTGCGCCGCCGTTGCCGCCAACTGAGGTACTAGGAGCGTCATTACCTGCACCACCTGCACCTGCACCACCACCACCTGCAAATCCGTTTTGAAGTCCACCAATGTTTCCGTTACCTGAGTCACCAGCCCTGTTGCCAATGCCTGAACCGTATGCGTATCCACCAGGGTTAGCAGTGACAGTAGTGGTGCCAGCAATGCTTGATGCAGTAGCAGCAGGAGAATTATATGCTGAACCACCAGCACCGATAGTAACAACAACACTAGACCCAACAGAGATAGAAGCAGAAGTAGTAACGGCTCCTCCGCCACCACCGCCACCGCTGAAATCACTAGCAGCACCAGCAGCACCACCACCTACAACAAGCAAATCTTGAATAGAAGTAATAGCCAAACCGTTAGTGCCTGATGTTGGGCGTGGGTTAGACCAAGTGCTAGAACTATTAAAAGTTTCGTACGCCTTCAACGAATAAGTAGTGAACGAACCACCAATAGAACTGGTTGTTACAAACCCGCTAGAGTTTGTGACCCTAAAACGAACATAATAAACAGTGCCATTAGACAACCCCGTGGCGTTGTAAGTACAAGCCGTACTGGTCGCACCTTGCGCAATGGTTGCGTTAGTGGAAGCAGTAAAAAAAGCCGAGTTGCCAGAAGCAAACGACGCTGAAGTGGAATACTGAAACTGAACGGAAGTAATGTTGCGATTACCTGTTGTGTTTACAGTCGCATTAAAGACAGCAGTGTCTTGGTTGTAATTAGTTGTAGACCCAATCGTTAAAGTGGGGGCTACAACTCCGCCAGAAGAAGCACCAAGAAGCATTAGGCTACGGTGTCTCCAGTTAACACCCATTCAGTGTCAGAAATTTTAATCAAAGAAGCAACGGAATACTGAGTTCGTAGTTTCAAACCGTTAGCAGAACGCACAGTAACCGCACCAGCGCCAGTAGCACCTTCAATTGTTACCTGTCCAGCACCATAGTTGACCACGGTAATAACAGCACCATCAGTAAAATCAATAGAAGAAGTAGGAACCGTCAAGGTCATGGCGGTTGCTTTATCGCATTGCATCGTACAGTTAGCATCAACCAAAGCAAGAGTAAAACTATCTGTCTTAGATGTCAGCGTAGGGGCTGCAAGTTTGGGGGAAGTAACAGCCGCATCAGCAAGATCGCCAGCAACAATAGTTGCATCAAGAATCTTTGCACTAGTGACAGCACCAGTAGTGAGATCACCAGCCACAATAGAGTTAGACAAAGCTAGTTTACTGTAAGCAATAGCAGCAGACGAATTAACATCAGCATTGACAATAGCGTCATTAGCAATCTTGGCTGAAGTCACAGCTGAATCAGCAATACCAGCCTCAACAATTTGTCCCCACTTGAAACCGTTAGTAGCCGTACTGTCAGCCTGCAACACGTGAGTGTTAGTACCAACACCAAGACGGTTAATAGACGAACCATCAGTGCCAATAAGATCACCCTTGGTGGTCATCACAGAAGCAATCAAGTTAGCTTCGTCAGCTTCGTCAGCAGAAAACACAGGGTAGATAGCTGCACTAGCACTATGAGCCGCCGCAGAGGTATCATCTTGCGCTCTAACAACAGTCAATGTCACCCCAGAAATAGCTGTTACCTTGACCTTTTCTTCCTTTGAAGTGCCAGGGTCAACAACACAATAATATGGGAAAGTAGTAGACCATCCAGTTACCGTGTCTACAATAAATGTAACGTCCGTAGTTGTATTTGAACCAGGGTTGTTGGTTAGCACAGCCTGAGCTGGTGCGCCTTTATATCCTTTTCGTACTGGTAAAGCCATTATATTCTCCTAGTTTTCTACAGATCGCATTGTAACAGTAGCCGTACCATCCCAAGACCAGGTGTTCCCTGTGCTGTCTGTGGGTTGCCATTCGACATCTTCAGCAATGACACTATATGAACTGGTGCCTAACTGGAGGGTAATGATGCGAGGGTTGCGGATAAGGTTATTTAGGTTATCTAGTTCTACTTCGGGATCCATATAAATGTCACGGTCACGAGGACGAATCTTGGTGTGGAGAAGGACAGGGATAGAGAATACTTCTGACCTGAACGGGGCTGCGTAGGCTCGTGCCATCCAACGAGTAACTATGGGGCTGTCGGTTAATTTAACAGTTCCTTTAGTTAGTACAAGTTTGAAATCAGCTTCAATGGTTTTTGTGTCGGTGCCTTGATAAGTATGTTCAATCCCACTTTGGTCAGAGAATGTGCCAAGAGAAGCATAAGCAGAATGGTCGTTAGATATAGAAGCCGCAACAGACCCAAGTAGCGGTTCGGTACGGACATCAAATTTAGCTACGAACTTACGGTCTGGGATACCCCAACGGTGTGTGCCAAACTCTATTTCTCCTGATGGGACAACAGTTGTTGTGTCTTCACCAATAACACCAACACCGTTGATAGAGAACACCCGTTTAGAATCAAACGTAACAACACTTTGTACTACCCCCGTGTTTGTATACATTAGGTCAGTAGCGAAAGCGGGGGTGTTTGGGCTTGTGTTAACAGACAAATCTAGACGACCTAAACCGCTGGAAGTGCCGTCGTAGTTTGTCCAAGTGAACCAAACAAAGCGTCCATCGCCAGTGAAATCGTTTACCGAACCCGATGTTGGGATAATGGAACCGAGAAGTAGGTTCCCTGATGCGTCTGTGGTAGCCATACGGATACCTTTGTTTGTGCCAATAAATATGAATCCAAGATACGAGTCAATGCTTGAAACTATTTCCCCATAAGGTAATTGCCCTGCTACAGAACAGTCATCTAAAGCGGTACCGTCAGCTTTTAATGTTGTTTTGTAGATGAGGCTTACATCGCCTGCGAACCCAGCTATATAGATGAAGCCGTTACCGCCTGCGCTACCAGCGAAACGCATGGCTGCGTTACGGTTTGTGTGTACTGTGTTACCGCCACCTGATGTGCTTACATCCATGATGATGTTTGCTTGGGTCCCGATGATACGTCCGTTGGCGTAAGCCAAAGAAGTGAAAGTGTGGGAGCCTGTTGTGTGGGAAGAAATGCTTGTACCAGCACTGTCATGCACATGAACACTGTCAGTGGCGTAGCCAATAAACACTCTTGTACCGTCAGAACATAATGACTCAATATCTTTGGCTTGCGCACCCGTAGAAATGGTTGTCCAGCTGCCACTGCCCGTGCTGGCACGTTTCAAAGATTGCCCGTCAGCAACATAAATGTATCCACCAGCAACACACATCAGTTGTTTGGCAGCGGTAGTTGGTGCGCCTGAACCAACATTCAATGCTGTGGTGTTCAGCAAAGAAATCTGTCCTTTGATCCAAGGGTTGATACCTTTAGACTTGTAAAACATGTAGTCCTTGGCTTCGGCAGTGTCTGCATACTGTTGACCAGCACCAAGATGCCACGAGTCCTGCCCTCTGCGCCACAAACCACCAGGGTTAATAGCTGCCTCACCAGGTGCAGTCGAAGTGTCTTGCGAATCACGGACACGCTGCTCATGGCTACGCACATACCTGCCTGATTTCATATCAATCAGATACGGACGACCATTAATAGCAACAGGGTAAACAGATGGGACAACATTGGTTTGTGCCGTACCCGAATAAAACGCAGGAGAATCAAAAAATGGGATACTGAACGTGGGTGCTGCGACCACGACCTAACCTCTTTGCAGGAACGTAGGGTATTGCCGTGCAAGTTTAGCTGCTTCGGCTGTGATGCGATCACGACGCATACGAATAAGGCTAGAAACACTGGCTGATACTGCACCTGCTGTGACTTCATCTGCACGGCGGGTGTCGCCTTGGGATTCGGTGAAGTTGCGTTTCACTTCTCGTGGGGCTACCAAACGGATTTGCGCCCCGATAACAAGAAGGTCTTCAGCTGATTCAGGGAACCCAGCGTTGAGCTGGATGCCTTCTGCTTCGGTAGTTACTTTGGTAAATGGGGATCGGTAGGTTACACGGACATCGCCAGGGCGTACACCTTGGTCAAATTGGAGTGCCAGTCCTGAACCGAAATCTTTGGTTGGCATATCACGAAGAAGTTTGACGCTGCGTACCTGTTGATAGTCAGACGATAGATACCTGGCACGGACTTCGATTATGTCTATAACTCCTGAGACTGATGGCAGGTTGATTTGACGGTCTGAACCGTTGTAGTTCAGGTCAAGGATTTTAACTTGAAACAAGCCATTCATAGGGCTGGACAGGTCAGCTAGTTCGTCGTTGATGGCTTCAAGGATTTGCGCCCGTGGGAAACGAGGGTTGACAATGAGCAAAGAGTTGACAACATGGGCGGCTGCGACAGTAGCGTTAAAGGCTCGTTCAACGGTTACGGTTTTGGTGGCTTCTGCCACAGACCAGACATACATTTGTTCCGCATCAACCTCAATGATGGTGCCTGCACGGACCCCACCAAGTTCGTAGGTCAGGGTAAGGGTTGTAGCCGTAGCATTAACTGCCGAAGCTAGTTTGTTACGTTCCTCAATAACTCCAGACAGCAGTTGCCGTTGGGTTCGGTTAATGACTTGGGCGACTGTAGCCACTATTTCTTTTAACCTTTGCCTTTAGCAGACATGGGGACTCCTTGTGTTGGGACAAGGCAATCATAGCCTATAGTGCGTCAGGTTTGTTTTAAGTCTTTCATCTGTTGGGTTTAGTGACACTGCTTGTGATCCGTGGAAGAACGCTTCGTCGCTGTCTCCGAGGTGGTGGCAGGATATTGCCATGAGGTCGTGTGGTAGCCATCCCCAAGCGTCGGCTTCACATAGGTAGTCAAGTGGTTTTTCGGTGATTGCTAAAGCCGAGGATGCTGCGTTTCTACATCCAAGCCAGTTGTGTTGGTTGTGGTAATAGAGAGCTAGGTCTACCCATGATTCACGTCGGGAGGGATCTTCTGCAATAGCACGGTACAGGTGGTATTCGGCTGCGTCAGGGACCATCTTGGATAGGTACCTGTGGGAAGCTGCCCGTTCTGGGAACCATGTTGCTAGGTCTAGGTGACGTGCGAAATGGTATTGAGCTAAGCCATAGTCGCCGTGGAAGTACAGTTCACGTGCAAGATAGAACTGGTTGCGGTCATCTCGTGGGTCTTCTTCTACAGCAAGTTTGAGTAGGGGCAGGTATTGGCTGCGGGACTTTGAGCTGTCTGGATGGTGGTGGATTTCTAGTCCGTCTACCCAATGTTGGGTTTCTGTGCCTAATGGTTTGAGGACTTCGTGGACTGGGTGTTTCCATTTGTAGCCGTGTCTGCTGTGGATTTTGTCGCCACCGTAGGTCAAGCCTTCAGTCCCGTCGGGGTTCCATGACCATGTGTATTTATAGCGGGGGCGTGTAGTACCAGTAGGGATTGCTTCTAGTTTTTCACGCCAGCCTGGTTGTAGAACTTCATCCATGTCCAGTGCGATGCATAGGTCTATGTCTTGGGGGAGCATGGAGAGTGCGGTGTTGCGGGCTGTGTCAAATCGCCACGGGCTGAACTCACGGGTGACGGTGTGGATACCGAGTGAGTGGGCTAGGTGTGTGGTGTTGTCGATTGAGCCTGTGTCAAGGATGAGGAGATGGTCTGCTTCTTTAGCGGAGTCGTACCATCGTTGAACAAAGGCTTGCTCGTTTAATGCAATTGTGTATACGGCTATTTTCATTTGTTAGCCAATGCTAAAGCCAAATCTTTTTTTTGTTTTAATATGTCCCATTTGAATTTGTAGAATTGTTTTTCATTATCTCGATTTTCGGGAATTAAATCTAAAGCATCTTTGTAGTTGTCTAAAGAAAAGTCTCCTTCAATTTTTGCGATTCCAAGATTGTGGATAAATTCTTGGTCGGCAGAGTCAATATCAAACTGGATTGCAGTGTCAAGATTGCCGTACTCTGGGTAGCAAGACAGCAAATTAGCAAGTGACATATGCGCCATTTTGCTTTTAACAAATCTAAGCAAAGCCTGGTTATTGTCAACAACATCGGCAGGTCGCCTACGTGCATCTGTGTTTCCTAAGAAATACTGTGCTACTTGCATGTTGGTTTGGTCGGCTACCAGTGAACCATCAAAACTTATTTGGTTAAGGAACTCTCTAGCATCAAGAACAATTGGGTCTGTGCTGTTGAATGGGGCTTCAGCCAATGTAGCCCATTCGGTTAGCAGTCTAAACATTTCAGATAATGTAACCGTAAAAGCAGGGACTTCTTCAGCGTTAACAACAATGTCTCTAATGATTTCATCATCATTGCGATGCAGATAAACAATGTTGCCGACACCACCAATAGAAATAATTGGTTCATAAATTTTTATTTGAGCAAGTTCAGATAACAAAGTTCTTCGTTGTTCATCTTTTCCTAAGTATTTCAATGGTCCGTATGAGGTTGTGTCACAACGCCATTCATCTTTTGGGTCATGTATTGGTTGTGAATCCAAAAAACAAAATACACCTTTGTCGTCAAAAGAAATTCCAGTATTCCAATATGGAACTATGCGTTCAAACGGTTGCACATTAACAAATTCTTCTTGACTGCCACATTTAGCAACCAAACTATGTATTCCACGGTTATCCCAGTAGCTATAAAACGCAATCAGTAACCTGCCGTCAGGCATACGGTGTAACTCGTGTCTGTCAAATTCTTCGTCACCTGCTGGCGTTCTACGAAACAACTTTACGGAATCATCTGTAATGCTGTCTAATATATAAAACAATTTAGTATTAGATAAATTGTTGATATTGTAAAATTGTGTTTCCATAATTTCCCCTTTAAGGTCCGTAATAACTGAACACTACTAAACCAGCAGTTCCAGCAACGGCAGTAGTGTGACCGTTTCCACCGAGTCCGTATCCTGATGTTGGTGAACCATGTGTACCTTGTGTGGCTCCAAGCGTGCCACCACCACCGCCAGAACCATATCCGTATCCATTAGTTGTTGCACCAGCACCACCATTTCCGCCAGTGTTTGCTGAAGCATTACCGCCATTGCCAGCAACTCCAGCACCACCACCACCTGACTCATCAGAGGTTTTGAGGTTGAAGTCAGTGTAGTAAGTACCACCTGTGTATGCAGGGTTGTCACCAGTTCCAACATTTCCCGCAGCATTACCGCCGTACCCACCACCAGCACCACCACCAGCACTAAGAGTGGTCAAGTTGGTTCCAGCAAGAGAAGAACCACCACCAGCACTAGCACCAGCACCAGTGTTTGCTGCACCACCACCGCCAACAGTAATAGTTAAAGCACCACTAGTACCATTAAAAGCACGAGAAGTTGTATAGCGATAACCGCCGCCGCCTCCACCACTATCGTTTGTTACGCCTCCACCACCGCCACCCACAACTAAAACATTCACCAAAGCAGCAGGGTTTACACCAGAAACAGTAGGAACAGTGAAACTTCCACTAGCGGTGTACGCCAACGTAATCAATTTCCACGTGACAAACGAAGTAGAACCAGAAGTAGTAGAACCAATACTAGAAGTGGCTACAGCTCGAACATAATAAGTTGTGTTTACCGATAGACCAGTAACCGTTGCGCTAGAAGAAAACGAACCCGTACCAGACCCAGAACCCGACACTGAAGTAAAAGAACTAAAGTTAGAAGCCGTACTGTATTGAAACGAAACAGTTGTATTAGCTAAATTGCCGTTAACTGTGGCGTTAAAAACTCCACGGCTTTCCGTAAAATTAGTTGTCGCACCAATAGTTACTGAAGGTAGAAGATTTACCGCACCACCGAACACTCCACGACGGATGGGCATTATGCGCTCAAATCGCCAATGAGAACAAAACTGTTAGAGCCAATACAAAACAAAGCCGCACTTGAATACTGGGTTCGTAATTTTAACCCTGGCGTACCAACAAGCGTTGCACCACCAGCAGAAACCGTTACTTGACCAGCACCAAGACTTAACAAATCAATGCTTTGTCCAGCAGTGGCTCCAGTAGAAGTACCAACAGTTACGGTCACAGCTGAAGCGTTGCTTAATGTAACCATTTTTCCTAGGTCTGCTGTCAGCAACGTGTACGTCGTTCCTGTTTGTGTATTGACTGTTTGGGCGGTAGAGAAACTTCCTGTTGCGCCAGTCGGACCTGTAGGTCCAGTCGCTCCCGCAGCACCAGTAGGTCCAGTGACAGTAGATGCGGCACCTGTCGGACCAGTAGGACCTGTAGGACCTGTTGGTCCTGTTGCGCCGTCAACACCAATGGTTCCGTTAGCACCAGCAGCACCTGTAGGTCCCGTAGGTCCTGTTGGACCCGTAGGACCCTCCACAGTGGAAGCCGCGCCCGTAGGTCCTGTTACACCTTGCGACCCCGTTGGACCTGTAGGACCCGTTGGACCTGTAGGACCTGTAACAGTAGAAGCATCACCCGTTGCACCTGTCGGACCTGTAGGTCCTGCAACTGTAGACGCTGCACCTGTAGGTCCAGTCGGACCTGTAGGTCCTTGAATACCTTGTGGTCCTGTAGGTCCAGTCACAAACGAATCAGCACCTGTAGCACCTGTCGGTCCTGTCGGTCCTTGCGCACCTGTAGGTCCAGTGACAGTAGATGCGGCACCTGTCGGACCAGTAGGACCTGTAGGACCCGTCACTGTTGAGGCAGCACCAGTAGGTCCAGTTGCTCCAGTTGGTCCAGTGACAGTGGATGCAGCACCAGTTGGTCCAGTTGGTCCAGTGACTGTAGACGCAGCACCAGTCGCTCCAGTTGGTCCTGTGACGGTACTAGCCGCCCCTGTGGGACCAGTAGGTCCAGTTACGCCTTGTGCGCCCGTAGGTCCTGTTACACCTTGCGACCCCGTTGGACCAGTAGAACCTGTAGGACCTGTAACACCCTGCGCACCTGTTGGTCCTGTTGGACCCGTAACCCCCTGAATACCCTGAGGACCAGTCGGACCAGTCGCACCTTGTGGACCAGCGTTCTCAGACCCAACAACCGAAACCTTCGTACCAACCGTCGCAGGAACAGACGGATCAGCAAGAGCAACAACAACCGTAGAACCAGTCTTGAAAACAACAACTGGCTCGTTCGATATCGCAACCGTAACCTGGACAGTAGCCATTAACTACCGAGTCACATCGGCAAGAACCGTGACAGTCCCAGACAAAATAGTAGTAATCACACCCGAAGCGTTTTCCTGCAAATCCCAATACAAAAAGCCAGGATCAAGAGCCGCAGTACCAGTAGCAGAAAAAGTAGCTGTCAACTGTCCAGCTGCACCATCAGTCACAGCACACGTACCTGTAATACTGATAGCTGAAATGTCAGGGGTGACTCTCATCTGAGATGAATACGTGCGACCCGTGATGTTCACAGGCGTTGTACCGTCCGTAGTAATAGTCACTTCGACGGTTTCCGTGTCACCACGAGTGATAGTTAAATCTTGTTTTGCAGGTGCAGCCATATCAAGGGTATATTACCATTAAACGACATATCCCGCATCGGTTAAAACCTGATGGACATTATCAGAAACAACATAGATTTGCCCTGGTTGTAGACTGTATGACTCGTTGCCGATGTCTGCTTTGACTTTGCGGTTCACTTGGATTTCAACCTTTACATCAGGCGATACCCAGTCAGGGTCATCTAGAAGGGTTCCTTCAGGGATCAGCGACAATAACCGTCGGGTGGCGTTAGACCATGAGAAGGCTTTGGTTTCAGGGATACGAGAAATAGCGGTTTGTTTGATAGAGCCACGATTGGTGTATGCCTCCATCATCAGTTCTTCAAGAATCTTCTGGTTGGGTTCATCCCACTGCCCTACAGTCTCCGCTTTGGATTTACCGCATGGAACTACCCCGAAGGCTAAATGAGCGAACTGGGCTTGTCCCGTGCTGTCTGACACGATTGTAGGGATACCGCTGGCAATAGCCTGCAACGGCATCAGACCAAAACCTTCGCCACGGGCAGGAGCCACAAAACAATCAGCTTTGCTGTACCAGTCACGTTGCTCGATGGGACTCATCCAAGTCCTGTTAAGAAACACCTTGTCACCAAGGTTTTGGCTAGGCACATCCTGCGCATGAGGGGCAGCTTTGATATGCAGTTCAGCATCGGGGAGGTTCAAAGCATTAAAGGCTTTAACAAGGACATCCATCCCTTTGCGTTTCCATAGCGACCCGCCACCTTGGAAACGAAACACCCCATCAGGTTTAGGCATTGGTTTCCAAAACTTGTGATCAACCCCCAACGGGCAGTAGGAAACATCTTTATGAAACTCACTGAACAGTTCCATGTTGTGTTCGCATGGGACAATCACTTGGTCAAACTGACCCAGCCACTTACGGAAATTAGATGGCAACGTATCGGTTTCCCACATAGAAAACAAAACCCGATGCTGACCCTCAAACCAACCCTTACAAGCATACGGGACCTGCATATGAACACTCACAGACGCATGGTTATCTAGCGTCACGGACTTAGGGAGCGAATCCTTAAACCCCTGAAGCATCGAACCATACCCCAACTTAGGATCATCAAAACCCTTCCAAGATTGGTAGTTCACAACGGGGCAGGAGTGCCTTCAATTTGATGGCGAGAAGTAGCCAACTGCTCAACAGCATGGCAGCCGTCAATCGTTTTAGGTTGCAAACCTTCAGCCCGTAAACGCTTATAGGCAGGCATATCTTTAGACCAGTTCTTTTCTCGCTGGTTAATATGCGCAACCGATTCACCCCTAGTGGTCGTAGAGTTAGACCCCATCTGAACCCCTGCAACCCTGCAACCAAAACAACCCTCAACATCCAAGTACGGATGTGTTTCCCTATGCTTCACGAAATGAACGCTCCATAACCAGCAGCCACAAGATCGGCTTGTTCCTGACCTGACACTGTATGCACATGACCACCATGATACGTATAAGAAATCAAACTATGGTCAGACGGTTCAGTTTCCTGAAAAGACCCATCAGTCATTTTGAACACGTTCCGTCCACGACGACCAGGGCGAAGATAAGCAAAGATTCCTCTTTCCTCTGGTTCAGACCAATACACAAGATTGTCTGTTGGGGTAATAAATGTTGCCATATCTAGATAATAACAAAAGCCCCCGCCTTTCGGCAGGGGCTTTCATTAATTCCTTGTCGGAAATGATTAGGCGTTTGTACCAATGCTTGAAGCTGATTCGATACGACGCAGTGCTTCCTGACGGAATACTGAGTAACCAACGAAATGCTTCCAACCAACTGGACGGAAACGCTTCAGAAGGTCTGTGATTGTTCCGTACACGATTGTTGGCTGTGAACCGTACTCGCCGCCCATAGAAACAGCCTTGGCAAGAGCCTGCTGTCCCATGATGAGGGTACCGTAAACGTCAATGGTTCCTGATGCACCAGAGTTGTTTGATGCGTCTGCGAACAGAGGCGCACGGGACGACTCCATAAAGCGAACACCTTCAAACATACCAATTTCACCGTTGTAAAGCGGCATTGCGTTGGTGTACTTGTATGAGTC